AGAGAAGATTTACCCGAAAAACATTATGCAATTCGCAGACCCGCATGTGATTCCTGTAGAAATAAAAAATTAAAAATTGGCAAAGAAAAAAAGTTTTGGCGTAGACCAATAAATCTTACGTGTCCTATATGTCACGATGAAGTTTTAGGAAGTTACGCTAGACTGGATCACAATCACCATACAGGAAAAATAAGAGGTTGGATATGCGACAATTGCAATACTGCAATAGGAAAATTGAAAGAATCTTCTGAAGTGATGCAACGTGCTATAGAATGGATAAAAAATGACACCATTTGACTATCTAAACGCTATCAACCAATCAAAAGAAAACATGATGGTTGGTACTGACAATGACGAACTATCCGAAAAAACGTACAATCCGTACATCGTTAATAAAGGACTATCTTACTTCTCTGACACCGTACTCTATGCAAATGAGATGAATCTCCGTCATCTCCTTGACAACAAACCTCAATTTTTGTATTTACTAAATACCATCAGGCCACGAAAACGCTTTAGCAAGTGGTTTAAGAATGAAGTAGTTGAAGACATTAATGTGATTTCTGAATATTTTGGCTATAGTTATGCTAAGGCTAAACAAGTGCAGAATCTTATAACGTCCGACCAACTCCAGATGATGAAACAAAAAATACAAAAAGGTGGCGTGAAGTCCAAGGAGAAAAAGAATGGCGGTGAACATTGAAGACTTACTTGAAGTAAGATTAAAACAAGAAGACGATTTTTTAAAAGTAAAAGAAACACTAACCCGTATTGGCGTTGCATCACGTAAAGATAAAACACTATACCAGTCATGTCATATTTTACACAAAAAAGGTAAATATTATATTGTACATTTTAAAGAGTTATTTGCACTAGATGGCAAACCAACTGACTTTGAAGAAAACGATTTAGCGAGAAGAAACACAATTGCAAAGCTACTGGCCGAATGGGGATTAATTGAAATTGTTCCTAAAGCAACAAATGTTGAAGAACCTATAGCACCACTGTCTCAAATCAAAATCATATCTTATAAAGAAAAAAATGAATGGCTACTTACAGCTAAATATAATATTGGAAATAAAAAGAGAGAAGACGATACCGGTCAACGATAAGTACTTGACAAGCGTTGTATAATATGAGATAATGTTATCTTGAAATAAATTAGGAGATTCTATGAAATCCATTACAGCATTGACAGCAGTAGCATTAACTACTCTCTCCCTAGTTGCCGTTGCGGCAGACAAACCAGCAGAAAAGAAACCTGCTGACAAACCTGCAACAACAGCACCAGCACCTGCCCCTACAGCAGACTCTAAAGAGAAGCCACGTCCTAAAGTGATTACTCCAAAAGAGAAAGCCGAAAGAGCAGAGGCTAAAAAAGCAGAAGCTAATAAAAAAGCAGAAGCTAAAACAGACGCTAAGAAATAATTCTTAGTAAATTTTTTATCATTAATTGATGAGGTATATAAAATGGCATTTGTAAATTCTAGCAAAACACAGACAGAACTCTTGGTATCATACTTGCGTGGTACAGGTCGTGGAATCTCTGCACCACAAGCAAGGTCTTTGTTTGGCGTTAAAAATCTTCGTGCCCGTATGAGCGACTTGCGCCAATGCGGTTACAAAGTTCGTACAGCAACGAACACAGAAGGTAACACAACATATTTTGTTTCACGCAGAATGGTTGGACAGGCTTAAGCCTTATAAATAAACGTATCTCAGGGATGGGAACGTTAATGGCTCTTCTACCTTAGGAGCGTCTAACGCTGGTACAACGTTATGGTACCCCTGTATTCAGTAAGCAGGATTAATGATACGCCTTCGGGGTATCGAATTTTTTAAACTCGCTTAATAGGAGAAACTATGTTACATAACATTAATAGTGCTATCGATGCTTTTCAAAGCACAAAAACGCAATTCGTCAAAACATTCGTCAAGAATGAAGAACTTGCAAAACCCCTCAATACTTTCATTGAAGCGCAAACACTTTACGCAAAAGCCGTTGCAGTAGAAGTCAATAAGTTTTTTACAACTCTTGGCATGTCTGCATACACTTTTGACGCTAAAAAAGCGTTTTCAAAAAATAAGTAAGAGGAGATATAATATGGGACATACACCACTACCCGCAGTCTTTGGCGGACCAGGTTTCAAAGACTTTGATAAATTTTTTGTTGGCTTCGATGAGCAATTTAATCGACTAGCAAAGATACATGATGATGTGACTAAGAACATTCCTAACTATCCACCATACAACATTCGCAAGACTGGTGACAATACCTATGTCATCGAAATTGCTGTTGCTGGCTTTGGTAAGCAAGAAATCGATATCACTTTTGAAGACAACAAACTAATTGTTGCTGGTAATACAAAAGATGATGGAGACAATTTCTTGTTCAGAGGAATTGCTAATCGTGCGTTCACTCGCACATTTGCACTTGATGACCAAATCGAAATTCAAGATGCCGCTTTGATTAATGGTATGTTGAAGATTGCTTTGGAACGAATCATTCCAGAACACAAGAAGCCTAAGAAGATTGAAGTTAAAGATGCCGAATCTAAAACTAAAAAATCTACTAAGCAATTTTTGACTGAGGATGATATGTTATGAAATCAGTAAAGAAATTCTTTATGGCAATACTTGAAGCAATTCAAGATGCAAAGAAACACAAAGCAGAACGTTTTAAATAAACACATGGGGGCGCAATGCCCCCATTTTTAATTATGGAGATACATTATGCAAAATGAACTTAGAATTTTAAAATTAATCACTGGTGAAGAAATTGTTGGTAACATTACAGAACGTGGTGGTGGCTTGATTTCAATCGAAAATCCATGTTTGCTTGGAATCGCAATGGGACCAAATGGTAAAGCAAGTCTTCAAATGCAACCGATGCTTATCTTTTCAGAACAGAAGGTGGTAGAGTTGCAACTTAACCATGTTATATACAACATATCAGTTGCACAAGAGATTCAAAACAGATATAATGAGATATATGGCTCAGGTATAGTTATGCCTAAAAAACAATCTATTATTATTTGATGAAATTTTACACACACTTTTCTAGACTCGGTAATCACATTCTTGTTCGTGGTTACAGCAATGGCAAAAGGTTCAGCGATAAGGTCGAATACAATCCGACTTTGTATTTGCCTGCTGGAACTAAAGATGCCGAGTATCGAACACTGGATGGTCAATCACTTGCGGCAGTATCGCAGGGAACAATGCGTGATGCCACTGAGTTTATGAAACGTTATGAAGACGTTGACAACTTCAAAATTTATGGATCAACAAACTTTCCTTATGTGTACATCAACGAAGTCTATCCAGGAAAAATAGATTATGATCCGCAACAAATTAAGATTGCAAATATTGACATTGAGGTTGGTTCTGAAAATGGCTTTCCTGAACCTGAGTCTGCGTCTGAGCCAATTACAGCAATCACGTTTAAGATAGCTGGACACTTCTATGTCTTTGGCTGTGGTGACTATGATAACAATCGTGATGATGTAACATATACGAAGTGTCGTGATGAAAATAATCTCATCATGCGGTTTCTCGAATTGTGGGAAGAAACATCACCAGACATTGTGACTGGTTGGAACATTCAATTCTTTGATATTCCATATCTGAACAATCGTATCACAAAACTCATGGGCGATAATACTGCACATCGTCTATCTCCATTTCATAGAATCAATGATCGAACAGTAACAAGTCACAATAAGCCTCAAACTATATTTGAATTTGTAGGCATTGCGACACTTGACTATCTTGAGTTGTACAGAAAGTTTACTTACTCACAGCAAGAAAGTTTTAGTCTTAATCACATTGCATATCTTGAACTCGGTGAAAAGAAACTGGACTACTCAGAAGTTGAAAGTCTTCATCAATTATACAAAACAAACTTTCAAAAGTTTATTGAGTACAACATCCATGACGTTGAACTTGTGGACCGTATTGATGCAAAGATGCAATTGATTGACATGGCGCTGGCGCTGGCATACGATGCTAAAGTTAATTACAACGATGTGTTCACGCAGGTGCGTATGTGGGATACTCTGATTCATAACGATTTGATTGAAAAGAATATTGTTGTGCCTCAGAATGCTCATACAGCCAAAGATTCACAATTTGCTGGTGCTTATGTGAAAGATCCAATCATTGGTATGCATGAATGGGTTGTGTCGTTTGACTTGAATTCACTCTACCCACATTTGATTATGCAATACAATATTTCACCAGAAACAATTGTTGAAGGTCGCCACACAAGTGTCTCTATTGATAATTTACTAGATGGTGAGTATCAATCACAAGGTGAATATTGCATGGCAGCCAATGGACATTACTTCAAGCGTGACAAGCAAGGCTTCTTACCTGCTATGATGCAACGCATGTATGATGATCGTTCATTGTACAAAAAGAAAATGATTGAAGCACAGAAGGCTTACGAAAAAGAAACAAACAAAGAACATAAACGTGAAATATCAAATCAGATTTCAAAGTACAAGAACTTGCAGTTGGCAAAGAAAGTACAATTGAACTCTGCGTATGGCGCCCTTGGTAATCAATACTTTAGATTCTTTGACACTAGACAAGCAGAAGCAATTACTCTGTCTGGTCAACTTGCTATTCGCTGGATTGAAAAGAAGCTGAATGGTTATCTAAACAAACTATTGAAAACTAAGGATATTGATTATGTCATCGCATCGGATACGGACTCTGTATACGTCAATCTTGGTCCGCTGGTACATATGGTCTACGGATCGAAGAGTGAAACGAAAATTGAAACGATTGTTGATTTCGTTGACAAAGCGTGTACCGAAAAATTTGAACCATTCATCGACAAGTCATACCAAGAACTAGCAGACTACATGAATTCATTTGACCAGAAAATGCAAATGAAGCGTGAAGTGATTGCCAACAAAGGCATCTGGACTGCAAAGAAGCGTTACATTCTAAACGTATACGATTCTGAAGGTGTTCGTTTTGCAGAACCAAAACTAAAGATGATGGGTATTGAAGCTGTCAAGTCTTCTACACCAATGTCGTGTCGTGATAAAATTAAAGAGTCTCTGAAGATTGTGATGAATGGTAATGAAACAGACTTTCAATCTTTCGTTGAAGCATTC